ACTGTCTTTACTTCAAAACTTGTATTGATAGCTGAAAAATAAGTATTCATTAATGTTTGTACCTCATTAAATCCTTTTACATACTCATTTAATTTATTGATGTAATCAGTATTTAAAACAATACTATCAATGTTTGAGTTTATTTTACTTACTTGTTTTAAGTTGTTTACGCTTGTTTTAATTGAATCTCCTGTACGGTCTAATTTAGTAATCTCATTTACTACATTATCGTAAATTTCTTTTTGAATACTATTAAGTGAGCCTTCAAACTTATTTGAAAACTCACTTATAACAGTATCAATCTTTTCAATTATCTCCTCAGGTGTCATTATACTTGTGGCGTAGGTATTAACGTAGGTTTGTTAGCTTTCAAATACTCTTCTGCGTATTTATCTACTATCTCAAATCTTTTCAGTAATGGTAACTCTTGAAAGTTTTTAATCTCCTCAAATGCTTTTGTAACAAACTGATTAATTAAATTATGAGTAATAATAGTTTTTTGGCTAACTCCTGTTGATTGCATTGTAAGTACATCATCTGAAGTTGCCCCACGTAAAGGGTCTAACTGAATAATATTTGTATGAAATGCTATTTGTCTAGGGTTACCTGCAAACTTTTTAGAAACATACGCCAATTCCATTTCTTCTAAAATAGAACTAGAAATACCGTTTTGTTTTGCTAATGCAATTTGTTGTTCTAATTCAGAAACTCCAACAATATCATAGTTTGTTGGTGTAGTAATGAATGGCAATTGATTATTCAACTCCTCACTACCTAAACCTAATAACACACCATATCTTTGGTCATTTATAAACTTAATTATATTTTTAAATACAACTTGGCAAATATAATCAGCAACTTTAAATATAAATAAATTTGTTTGTTCCCAATCGTAAGCCTTAGATGTTCCGCTAGTATTCATCGGCATTTCTGACAAATGGCTCATGTTTACCGCATCATAACCACTATTAATAAGTTGTTTAATATCTTCGCTTAAAAACTTAATAGGGTCAAGATTTCTATCAATATATTTTTTTGGCGCCCAACTTGGTAGTGCATCTTCTCCACCTTTAGTAGGTCGAACCACCAAATCAGCAAATGTACTACTTTTTGCTATTCCTGTACCATCGCAATGACTACAAGTATGTCTAGTTATAGAGCTTCCTATTTTTTTCTCTATTTGCCCTTGACCGTTACAATGCATACAAATTTGTTGCCCATAAATTGCACTTTCAAGGTATGTATGCATCTTAATACCTGCGTTTTTATCGGTATTTTCTACTAATGCTTGGTCAAAGTCTGGAACAATACCAGCAATAAAAGATTCATAAAGAAAGTTATCTTTTAAGTATTTTATTACTCCACCATTATAAATAAATGGTATGTAACCTGAGTTATGAACCCAAATAATATCGGTATTATACTGTCCTTTTTCATTTTGAACTAACTTGTATAAATTAACTTTATCCCAAATAGTCCAAACTTTCTTTCCTTCTTTTAGAATCAATAAATCATAATCAATATACTGACAATCTTCAATACAATAATAGTAAGGCAAAGGCTCTACAAATTCACTTTCTTGTATTTCATAAATTTCTCCTTCAATAGCTTCGTGAATATGCTTTGGCATTGTAACTTGAACTCCATTTGCATCTTGCAAAAAGTTTTCAAAGTTGTAATTAAAGAACCAATTTTGAATAGATTTGTATTTACCAAATCCTTTGGTTATATAATCGTAAATACCTTGTCCATCAGCTACTTTAGGACTTTCATTACCTTTTATAATTACAAAGTCATTTGCTCGGCTAATTTTTGATAAAACAGAAGTTATTTTACTTGTACCTTTTTTAGTAATAGGTCTGTAAATCTTTGCTTTATATTCTTTAATCCAATCAGGCTCAGAAGGTTGATAAGATGTTAGTAATTCTGCAACATCCTCATATTTACCGCTAAAATGCTTTTTAAGTGCTTTGTAAAGTCTTATTTGCTCATCCCTTACGTATGCATCATGATAGCGAGTAATATACTTATCAATGAAATCTTTAGAACCTATTTGTAACATAAAATTAATGTTTTAGCCTTTCCTTTAAGAAATTAAATTTGTCAATCCAAACCCAACGTGAATTTGTCATAAATTTACCACTTCTTTGATAATATACCAACACAAGTGTATTATAGAAATTTTTTAATTCAGTTCCTAATCTATTACCAGCCATTGATACAAAGTAATAAGTTTCATAGAGTTTCTTTCTATCAACCAAATTAACTTGATTTGCACCTGCTGGATACCAAAATATCGGCTGATATGGTTTTTCTTCTTTAACATTGTTTAACGCTAAAGATATGCTAAAAGCAAATTCATCGCCCATACCGTTCGCCCATTCTCTAGTACCAAAATCCTTTTTTCTAAATCTTTCCTCCGCAGTTTCAAATATTGCCTTAGCTTTATTTGTTTTCTTAAAGTATAAGAAACTACTTTGAATATGATAAAAAATCGCATCTTTTTTAAACTTGAAATATTTATTTAAATCGTTAATACATTCCCCTTCTGCATTCCAAAATACACTACGTTCGCTAGTAATTGGGAATACATCATTTTCACTATAACAAGTAAATCCAAAGTCTTTATGCTTGAATTTCTCAAATAATGAATTAATATCTTGTTTTGGTAACCAAATAGAATCAACATCTAAAAAGATTGTTTCTTCAAATGGACTAAACTCGTAAACCCTTGTCTTAGTGTAAACGTGTTGCTCTTTACCTTCAATTGTGTAAAAACTTGGTTCAAGTTCCGTAAAGCTATCAAAATAACTTTTTTGTAATTCTGTTAAACCTGTTAAATTACCCTTTGTATGTACTAAGTGTATTAAAATAGCCTTATCGCATTGTTTCAACGATAAGGCTAAATTAAATGCCATCTTAGGGTAATTAGTATGTCCTGTTGCTACTAATATTATCCCTCTTTTCATGTTGCTTAATTAAATATTCCTGCTGGTGCTGGATATGAAATAGCCATATTTTCATTAGTCCATTTACACATAACCTCATAAGTTACTACATCTGTAGTATTTTCAGTTATTGCTTCTTTTGCAGATAATGATAACGGAGCATCAGTATTGTAAATTTTAGTTTCAGTTCTATACCATAAAACATAGTTTTTGGCATTTTTAGTGAAATTATTATACCAAACCTCATTATTTTGAGTAGTATTTGGGTCAAAGTAGTTTAAGGTATGGATTCTACCTGTAAACTCCGTTGCTTCGTCACCGAAACCAGCACCCTCAGAAACTGCTCCACCATCGTAATTACCACGTACTTGTGGAATTATAATAGCATCGCCACTAGCAATTAAAGCATTCCATTCTGAAGCATCAGTTGGGTCTAAAATTGTTGAATTTTTATTTACAAAAGCAACCGAGCGAACACGCCCTAATTCTTTTGGTAAACATGCAAGAACTTCGTAAACGCCTTGCTCTACGCAATTGTCATAAACACTCATTTGTATATTAATTTAACAGTTTGAATTTTGATAATTAAATATTGTTTTATAAATCTTTGATTTACATTGCATTAGACTATAAAGTTTTACAAACGTAGGAACAAAGTTTTCACAAATATAAGGAACTCCATCAATATTGCAATAATCGTGAATACTAATAAAATTTAGTCTTTCAAGTTCGTATTTTGGTAGTGATGCAGTTGATATAGTTTCAACATCTTGTAATGATGCTGAAAGCCTTATTTTAGTATTATTCGAATCTATGTAAACAGTTTCTTCAACTGGATATTCATTTTCATCAAAGGTAAATTGAGTATAAGCGTAACCTTTCCAACCAGCATACGAAACACCATCTATCATTTCATTATTTGAGTACTCAAACTCATGTATATTTTGCCAATAATCAGCAATTACAAAATGCTCAGAAACTCCTAAAATAATAGGCTCTAATGGGTCTGTAGTGGTTTGAGTATTTTGATAAATCATTGCATACAATTGCCTATTATAGTAAGCATCTTGTAAGTTTAAATCGATTTTAACTGTATATCTACCTGTACTGAAAGAAGTCATTACCCACTCAGTTAAACAAGTTCCATCGCAATCAAACCACCCTAGAATAGGAGTTGATACATCGGTTTGAATTTGCATAGCAAACCAACCCCAAGATGGAAACTTTTGTTCGTAAGGTGGTCTTGTTTCCCCTCTTTGTCCTTGATATTTATACAGAGTTTCAACCATTATGCAGAATAGTTTTTAGCTATGTAGTTAATGTTAAAGTAAAAATAAACATCCTTATTTAATGCTATAGTATTATTCCCATTAAGTTGTAATACTAATTGAGTAGTAGTGTTAAAATATGCAAAACCTGTTAGTATTTGGTCAACTGTTGTAGAACTTGAATTGTAAACTACCCCTGTAATTGGGAATATAGCATTAATATTTGAAAGTTCTCCCACTTGATTAGCACTTTCATAATTAGGGTCTAAATCAACATACAAATCTATTTTTTTATCAGTTAAATTTTGGCTCGAATTAAAAACAGAAACACCTCCATTAATACTAACTTTTTTACCTATTTTAGAGCCTTGCATTTGAAACTCAATACCACTAACACCACTTAATCCACCAGCATTTATATTAGTAAATATATCTGTTTGAGTGTCATCAAATATCAAACTACCATAAACGTAATCATTTCTTAGTTGATATGTGTAAGGCACAATTACCCAATCTGAAATTAATGTAGTATCTGCAATATTATTATTAAATGTTACTCTACCAACTAAATTAGTTGATGTTGTTCCACTTTCAATATTGACAATGAAAAATTTTGAAGGATTAGCTAAAGAAAAGAATTTTACAGTTTGATTTGCATTACCTACATATGAACTGTGTATTGTAGTAAAGTTATAATCTTCACCAATTAACATGGTTGATAGTGAAAATGATGCTCCTGTATATTTCGCAATATTCTCAGGGTTAGCATATTCTACATCAAAATCAGTTGAACTACTCTTAACTAATCTTTGTCCGATTGTACCACCAGCAAATTCATTAACTGCATCTACTAAATTATCATTTTTAGTTTTAATTGCACTCCACAAATCGGATGTTAACCATTTTGTTAATAAAGCCATTTTATATAAAGTCGTCTAATGTACAATTTAAGAAATTTTCTAATCTTTTATTTGTGTCGATTATATCTTGTAAAGTTGAACCACTATACAACCCACAATCAACATTTTCATAAAGAAACTTACTAACCCAACCTAAATTATTGAATTGGTCTTTAACAGTAATAACGTATTTACCAACCCCTAAGCCTGCAAATACATTACTAGTCTGAAATGTTTTACCATTGTCAATAGAATATAAATATGGTTGCCTTCCACCTGTAACTGCAATAGTTATTACACCATCATTTAAGTTACTAACTGGATTTATAGCACTAAATACCGTAACATTAAGCACGTTATTAGCGATAAATTTACAACCATTTAATTTAGAAATATAAATCATAATCTATTCAACATAGTCACATTCAACATAATCAGATTCTACATATTCCATATTGCACTCATCCGAATCAACGAAAGATTTAAGCAATTGTATGTTAGCTAGTCCTTTTTGTGGATTATACTCCAAATTTAAAATAAATCCTTGAATAATTGTATTGTTTACTGAATTAACTTTTATTTCTGCATTTGTTGCTGACTTTATTGTCTTATAGTTAGTCCAACTTAAAGGTGCTTCAAATATTACTGTGTAAGGCTCAAACAAAGGTTTATTTGCAGTATTGTATTCTTCATTAAATATTAAATCGTCATTTTCAGTTAATAATTGCTTTTCAAAATTATTACTACATAAACTATTTAACTTTGTACTCATTAAATAATTCTTTGTAGCCGATGCAAACGTAGATTTAGATCCTGCAAGTTTACAATAAGCACCCGAAAACTGTTTGTTATGAAGTAATAAATTTCTTACAGGACTTAATCGCAAATTGTACGATGTTTCTGGACTAAGAATATTATTAACTTCTATAAAGTTTTCATTCTTTTCAGCAAGGTTTAATTCACTTGGTATGCCATCAAAATCAACCGTTCTTTTTGTTGCAATAATGAAAATATCATTATCAAATTTCCAATCGCTTGTACTTGTTGTTTTGTATTGTTGCCTTCTAGTAAACTCAATAGCGTAATGGTCTGCAATGCCACTAGAAACTGCTAAATACTCATTTTTTATCTGAGTTATTGGCGTGTTGTATTCTCGCATGGTTGCAAAACCATCTAATGTATTTGCTTTGTCCGTTCCTTCCTCTGTACCATCTTTAGCGTAACCAATTTTTATAGTATTGTAAATATAATCTTGTTGCATTTCAATTACTCTACTTCTAATTGTATTGAATTGAATTACAACCTCATTACGGTTATAAAAATACTCTACTGGCTCAATAACTACTAATCCATCTTCAAAACCTATTCCTAAATTAAAGACAGGTTGAACTGCATCAAATAAAGCTTTAAAGCTTGTGAAAAATGGCTTTTCTTCAAACTTTCTAACACTTAAGCCATTGGTTAAAGAAGTAAACGAACCGCAACCATTTTGTAAATATCCAATATCCTTTCTTCCAAAGAAATCAGATTTAAACTTATTTGCTCCAAATAGTTGCTCCGTTGCTTTGTCGAATGCTTCATGTATAAGTACTGTTTTGGCGGTGCTTGAATCGGTTAATGTTATAGCTTCAATGTTTAAAAATGAAGGGTTTGTAAATGTTGTAATGAAATTACTTGTTAATGGAAACCCACTTATAGTAGTATAATTTGCTAAAACAAAAGCAATTTTTACTTCATCATTTTCATTCAATGATAAAACAAAAGAATCATTATAATCAATGGCTTGTGTTATTGTACCACCTCCTGTACTAGTTTTAGAACCATAATTTATTAAAGGTGTTGCAGTACCTCCATTTATTTGTATAGTTAATTGTAAATTAAAATTCCTTTGTTTACTTGAAAAGTTTTGAAATTGTCCGTTAAAATCAAAAGTAAATGTATAATCACTTGTGAATTTAGCTTTAAATATTTTACCAACTGCCCCCCATGATTCTGCTGGACTTGTTTGTAAATCTTCAAAAGCACTTTCTAAATCATCTGTATTTATAACAATAGGAGGAACTATAAATAAAGTTTTTAACTCATTTGTAGTATATTCAGCTATTGTTGGAACGCTTAAACTACTTTGAATAAAATTAGATGTCAATACAATAGCTTTACTATGTAAAGTCATTTCGTTAATATCCGTACCGTCAAACAAATCAAACTTCTTATCCATATTATTGAATAAAGTCAATGATTCATTTTGTTCCTCAAAGTTTAACGTACAACTACAAAAATTCCCCTCTTTTATACTGAAATTAGAGAAGTTACCTTTACCTGTAAATACTTCTTCAAACTCTAAGTTTTCAGCACATTGTACACTAATTTTTAAGCTAATATTTGCTAATATACCAAGTGTTTCAAATAGATTTCTGAGTAATAAATAACCATTACCTATAAACTCTAAATCGTTAGTATACTCATAAAAAATGCCATGATATTTCTTATCTCTTTTAACTTTAATAGCCGAAACATCCCAACCTATTGGCTCGGATATTTCAGTACTATTATTGTCTTGGTCTATTAACTCAAATTTATATTTCATTAGTTACCGTATCTTTTGTTCAATAATTCGGTTTTTTTTCCTTGCTTGTAAAGATACTTATTATATCCGTTTTCATCCATAGAAATAGCTAATTTTGGTTGATTCTTATAAGCATTAACCAATTCAGCATTATCAACATTTACAATTACATTTGATTGTTGTTGTTTTACTTCTAATTGTCCTGAACGTACTAATTGACCTAATTTTACAAGCTTAACAAGTTCTTTATTACTTAAACCTTTACCTCCTATTGCTAAATTATCAGCCGTTGGTAGTATTCTTTCTCCTTCGTGTGCTAAAATAGGAATTGTATCAATGCCTTTTTTATTACCGTTCAAATCTAAATAATCAGTACCTTTGAAATATTTAGGTGGTTGTCTAGATGCAATCGCTCCAGCTTGTGCAAGTCCTAAACCTGAAACTAAAGCAATTAAGAACGGATTAGGCATTACTTTTGTAATTGCTAAAGCAGTATTAATAGCAACCTCAGTTAATTTAATTTGTTTATCAAAATTAAATTCCTTAACCCTTAAATCTAATTGTAACTTTTTATATTTTTTATCAATTGCTTCTTTTTCAGATTCAGTTAAGTTTTTATTACTTAACTCTTGTTCACGTTGAACATTTAAAGCATCAGATTGATTTTGAATATCTTGTTTATAATTTTCACTATAAATAGTTAGTAATGTATCAGCTAATTGTCTTGAAATAGCTAAAGCTTTTTCACGTTCACTACGTTTCTTTTCTTCTGAATCCTTAGTCATTTGCTCTGACTTGTCATTTGTAAGCTTTTCAATTTGTAGCTTTTTATCGCTTATTTCCTTAGCTATCTTTATTTCATCTTCTCCAAGTTCTTTTTTGCGTTCTAATGATTGAATCTCAATAGTTAATCTATCAACCTCATGCTTTTTAGTTGTTTCGGTTATTTTGTTTTGATACGATTGATAAACATCGTTAAACTCCTTACCTTGCAATCCTTTTAACTTTTCGTTACGTTCTTTATAAATAGCAATTAAGTTTTCATTCTCAATTGTTTTTTGCTTAGTTAAAACCTCATCAGTATTTGTAGTTTCTCTATCTAAATCAATTTGCTTAAGCTTATCTTGTTGTTCTAAATACTTTTGTGCCTGTTTTTGGTAAAATGTTTCCTCAGCAACTAAAATATCAATTTGATATTCACCTTGCCTAACAATCATTTGTTCCTTTGTTTGCTTATCAATTTTGGTTAAAACCCTTGCATATTCAGTGTATAAATCAATCTTTTGTTGGTTATATCTACCTTCAATTCTTAATCCTTCAATTTGCTTTTCTTCATCGTTTTTATTACGTTCGTTGAGTCTTTTACTTTCTTGCTCCCTAGCGTTCAATAATGCCAAACGCTCTTTAAAATCATTTTTTTCTTTCTTAAGTCTTTCTTCTTTAGCTTTAGATATTTCAGCCTCAGTATTTTCAACATCTTTTAAAGATGCTTTGTATTGTTCGTTGATAATGCCAGTTTCAGCTTTTAATTTATTTAATTCAGCTAATTGATTAATATATAAATCTACATAATTTTGCCCTGTTTTACCTACTGAAGATAAATCATTTTCCCCAATTATTAAAGATGTAATATTTTTATCTTTTGGGTTTATTTTACCTAAATCTGAATTATCATCTTTTACTAATCTAAAATCATCTTGTATTGCTTTTAATCTAATTTCAGCATCTTTGATATTTTTTAAATTTTGATTCAATAAACTTGTTTCAGTTTTTAATAATTCATCATTTACATTTTTGTTGCCTTCTTTTGCTATTTTAATAACCCTATCATAAATATTTTTATATGCTTCTCCTTGTGATTCTAATAGCTTACCTGATCTTGTTTGTGCTTCCATATCAGCAGTATCAAACAATGATGAAATTTTTTCAAGCATTGCATTAAAACCTTTGATAGTGTAGTTAATGAAACCAGTAGTACTACTACCCATTTTTACTAACAACTGATTCCAACTATCCCCCATTGCAGATAGTTGCCCTTCGGTAGTTTGTGCAAGTTGTTCAGATAATTTATAGAATTTACCACCTTCAGCAGTCATAGACTCCAAAGCCTTAGTAACCTCAGGAAATCCGATTTTACCCGTTTCAATTAACTTTCTTACCTCACTTTCAGCAACTCCAAACTGTTTAGCAAACTCTTCAATTACTGGGATACCACGACCTGTTAACTCATTTACATCTTGTTGATATAGACGCCCTTGTGTTTTAAACCTTCCAAATTTTTCAGATAATTCAGTAATACTATTTCCTGTACCAGCTGAAACATCTGAAAGCATTGTAAGTGTTTTTGAAATATCAGTTGATGCAACACCCATAGCAATCAATGAACGTGTTGATTGTTGAATTTCAACTAAACTAAAAGGTGTACTTTTAGCCAATTCAATCAACTGTGCATTTAGTATATTAGCTTGTTCTTTGCTTTTAAGCATAGCAGACAAACTCATTACAAATGTTTCGTTGTTCTTTGTAGCTTCCAATACTGCACTACCAAACGCAATAACACCACCAACGGCAAATGCCCCAGCAATAGCACCTTTAAGCCCTCCCATAGTGCTTGAAAGAACTCCACTATCTTTGCTAGTACTTTTTATTTGTTCGCTTAACTGCTTACTGTTTTGAGTAGCACTTTTAAACTTTTCAGATGTTTCTTTAAAGTCTTTATTTACTTGTTGTGCTTTTTTTGATAGTTCACCGTTAGTATCGCCTGTTCTTTTAATCTCACTTTGTAGCCTACGATGTTCAGCCTGTAACTCAAGCATCTTAGCCCTATTTGAAGCTACTGATTGTGTTTCTTTGTCAAATGAAGCAGATAGTTTATCAGTTGATAACTTAGTATTATCAATATCTTTTATCAAATCTTCATAATCCTTTTGAGCTTTAGTGATATCTTTTGTATCAATATCAAACTCAACTTTTACCACGTTTATATCAGTAGCCATAAATCTATTTTTTTGATTCGTTTTTCTTAAGTTCTTCTAAAACTAATAAATATTCTAATATTGTCAATCGTTTAACAAAATCAATTCCTTCAACTCTGAAATTTGCAATTCTAAAGAATTCAACAAATCTTTGTTCTTGTTGTTTGGCGTGATTGACTGCATAATTCTTTCTAACTGTTCTATTTTCAGTTGCGATGTTGCCTTCGTTAAGTTCGTAAAGATGTCCGAATCTACCTTTGACAAATTTAACGAGGGTAGTAATTCTTTTAATGGTACGCTCAAAAAAAAAGACTCCACTTTAAGTTTTTTCCACTCCTTTATTTTCTTTTCGTTGTAAGTTTCATCATAAGTTAAATGACTTTCATTATCATCAAACCACATAATAGAACCTAAACGAAGTATAGTATCATAATCTGAAACAGTACTTAATCTATACTTTAAATCTTGTGTAAGTTGTGCAACTTCTGTTAATTTACCCCTATTTGTAGCATCTAAAATAGCCTCAACGTGTGCAGTCATAAACTTACTATCAACCTTCATTTCCATTTCATTGTAGTACTGAATTGCCATTAAGGCACGTTCACAAGGAATATTTATGAAATCGTTAATGTGATAGTATTGTTTACCACCAAGTGTAAAAGCTTTTTCAATTACATACTTTGGACTTTCTTTTTGCCAAACTGGTTTGCTAAATAGTGACTTAATCTTGTTTATCATAATATTTATTAACTAATATACTAATACTCATTGCAATAGGAATAGAAAAATAATTTGATTGATTTATTGATACAACCAACAAAGTGTACCAAAATGAACTACAAATATTACACAACCATAAAGGTTTACTTATTATTTCGTACTTATCAAACCTATTTAAAAACGACAAAATATGTCCATTTTCAGTAATAGTTTGCATAACTAAAGAAATACTAAAACCTATTATAGCATCAACGAATAAATTCATTTGTTATTATTGGATTAGTGTTTACAAACTGAATTATAATACAATCATAATCAGTATTATAAGTAATTGGTAATGTACTATTTAATTCAGCAAATATTGCTATATCATATAGCTTGTAATTACTTAAAAATCCTTTTGGTAGTTCGGTTAAATCTAATACAGTTGTACCATCTAAGATAGTACAATCTAATATTTGTTTGTTACCTAAACTATTAGTAATTATACATTTAGCTTCTAAATCGTCAGAATCTAAATCATTTATTTGTAGCGTTTCGCAACAGTTTGAAAGTGGATAAGCTACATAACCATTTTGGCAAAGTGGATTCATTGCATTATGTTTTATGCAAATGTACTAAATTAATCTACAAAATTGCGAATGATAAGAGTTTAAATAATACCTAAAATTATCTAAGTTGTGAGTTAATTCCATGTTTGATTTATCAATGTTACCGAAAGCATCAACTTGAACGTACATTAAATCTTTGATTGTACCTTTGCATTTAGGGTTTATTTTTACGTTTTTATGTTTTTCTAAAATAGAATTGACTAAAACTCTATTGTTTTTGTGGCTTGGGTTACTACGTGGTGCATCAATATTATTGAAAGAAATATCCAATTCCTTTTGAATAATATCGTACATACAAACTAAACCTTTTGTACTCTTTTCTCTTGCCCAACCACTGGCATCGCCTGTTACTTTAATTGGGTTTCCTCTATCGCAATACTTTGCTTTAATTTGTCCTAACAACTCATAAATATCACTTGTTGATAATCTAAATTCGTCTATTTGATAAATAAAGTCCGCAGTATGTTGAAACACACTACAAGTCATTGGGTCAACATTAAAGTCAAATGATAAATAAATAGTACCACCTTCTAAATATTCAGCTTCATTTGAAATGTGTTTTGTATCGTTGAAAGCATATGCAAAAGCATTACCTGTAAAGTTAATATATTCAGCTTCAAACTCTTGTTGATAAGTTAAACTGTCTATTTGTGATTTAATTTCTTCTATCTCAGATTCAAGTATAAAAGGATTTGATGTTGTTGGCATATGAAAACTTTGCCAATCCTCAAACTTTTTACTATTTTCATCTAAAGTGTGAAAGTAGTTATTAAATCCATCTGGAGTACTCATAAAAAAAGCATCTCCAGCATAATCTGCTAAAGTTGGTCTTATTGCTTTGTTCCATGATGTTTCCATATCCTTTACAAAAGCAACCTCATCTATTATTGCTCTATGGAACTTTTTACCACGTCCAGCACGTTTTTTTTCTAAAGAAAATATTTGAACTGAGCCACCTGTTTTAAAAGTGATACGGTATTTAGATTCATTTTTATAAGTAATAATTGATTCTAATCTATCTTTTATCTCATCCCAAAACTCATCGCAAAAATTATAAGAAGGTACAAAATAACCAACCTTACCACCTTGTAAAATGGTATCAATTGCTAGTCTTACAGATAATATTGTTTTACCCCAACGTCTTCCATTTCTGAGTACGTTAAATCTTTTTTTATTATCATAAACTATCTTTTGTCCTGTGTGAAGTTTTGGTCTTGATACAGATAATTCCATTAGTCCTCAACTACTCTAATAGTAATTTCTTTAGCAGTATCCTCCTCTTGTTTTTTGTCTCCGTATTCTTTAGGTGCTAATCTACCCATTAACCATTGGCGAGTTTGAACACGTAATTTAGAGCGCTCAACAAATTCTCTATCCATTTTTACCTGACCTAAGTCGTTGACCATTTCATCACCGCTTGAATCGTCTGCAATATCAATAATTTGTTGCTTTAAAAATTCTGCTTGTAACTCTTTAGCACGTGCGTAATTGTGGGAAAAATATTCATGTTCGTGTTTCCAATTAAAAACAGTCCAAGGGTCTAAATTAAACTCTTCTGAAATTTTATGTATTCCATCTTTTGAAGTTGCAATTCTATAACAAATTTTATCTGCAAGTTCATCTGAATACTTTGTTGGTCTTCCTCTTTTCTCGGTATTATCCGACTTAATTTCGCTATTCATAGCCTAGTTGTTTGGTTCAAAATTAAATAAAAAAAGCATAACAAACAAATGCTATGCTTTAATTCACACTATTATAAGGGTTAGTGAGCGTTTCCCTATTACACAAATGTAATACTTTCTTTTAGAATATTCATATTGTGAATTGAATTAGTTGGATAATTTAATATTTCACCACGCCTCCATTTGTTGTACTTCATAAGTATATTATAATTATACTCGCAAATAGGTTTAACTACGATAGCTATGTAGTGTATAGCTTCGCCAATTTATTCAGGTGTATAGCTATTTTTTACATTTTGCAAAATATGTACAACGTGTGCATTACATATTATTTTTGCTTGTTCTAGGTTCATACAATTCTATAATAATTTATTTGCTCCTTAGTTTCGTAGTGTCCTGATTTAAGCGGATGTGCATTATACCAATCTACATATGCCTTATTTCTTAATTTATCTTCGTAAGATTGTTTATTTAACTTTTCGTGTGACATCGTGAATACTCTAATTTTCATTTGCTTGTTTTATTATTGCGTTAAAACCTAATTTAATTAACTCTTTTTGTCTAAATAGTTGTAATGGCTTAACTGTATCGTGAGCTTCTTTACTTTCAACAAATAAAGGTATTTCATTAGCTTTTAAACACAATAAATCCATTATGCCTGGCTTATTTGTAATTCCTAATTTAATTACATAATAACCTTGTTTTTCGTACTCTTTAATGAGTTTAGTTTGATGCTTTGATGCCATAATGTTTATTGAATTTATTAATAGTATAATCTTTTTTCTTACCTACAGATTCAAATATTTTTTCTTCAATTCCACCATGAGAAAATATAAAATAAACATCATTTTTTAACCTTTCTTTAGTAGTCATTCTATCTCTAATTTGCCAATATGAAGTAGCTGAGAAATCTAAATTTAATAATATCAAATAATTGGCTTTACTAAGATTTACGCCTTCTCTAATACTTTGTATTTGCCCTACAATATGTTTTGATGTTGAGTTAAATTCGTGTAAATCTTCGGTTATTTCACTTCCAAAAACTTCTTTTAACATCATTAATTCAGCTTTAAATTTATAAATTATAGCTAATTTATATCCTTTAAATTTTTCTTTAATAAATTCAGCTTTAGTTTTATCAAATACTAATCTTTCTTCATTTTCAAACTTAATAGTACCTGAGTATATTTGATGCAATTTTTGTTGTAATTTAACGCTTGTATCTGCTAAAATAACATTATCACCTTTCTCAATAACTCTATCTTTTAATAATTTATTAGCTAAATTATAAGTAGTATCTTTCATTTTTACATACAAAATATGCTCTTCTACTTTTGATTCAAAACCAGCTTCATTTTGTGAAAATGATAGCACTAAATGCTTATATGAATTTTTAATTAATTCAATAGACTTTTTTTGTCTTTCAATTAATTCATTTTGATATTTATTAAATTGATTTATAATTATATCATAATCAGTATTTAATTTACTTACTTCACGCTTTTTTATTGCGATAAATTTATAAATATTTTCAACTGAATTACTATAATCAGCTTTATTAAATCCATTAATTACAAAATCAACTTTAACACAATTATTACCATTAAAGAATTGATAAAAATTTCTAAATTGATTAAATGGATTGTAATTTGATAAATACAATTGATGATAAATTTGCATTTCACTTTCAGGCGTTGGTGTACCTGAAAGTAAAAGCATAGGTATTTTACTAAATCTTTTTTTAATATCTAAAGTGTATTTACTTGGCTTTGGAAAACTAGCGTATTGGTGTGATTCATCAATTATTATAAAATCAAAATTATTTTCTTCAATTTTATGTAATGATTCTTTATTAATACAAGTTAACTTATAAGTGAATTTCATTGCTTCAAAATCACTTTGAATGCTTGAAATAGCTTTTAACTTTGTAATAAATAAAACATTATTTTTGCTTAATAATTTAGCAACCTCTAAAGATGTTAAAGTCTTTCCTGTTCTTACTTCAGCTTGAAAGTATGCTAATTTATATTTACTAATAATTTCAGTTAATTTATTAGCGTTTTCTATTTGGTATGGTCTTAATTGCATTCTTTCAAATAATGGTTAATTAATTGTTTACTTACTCCTAATATTTCTGCTATTTCAGATTTTTTAAAACTTGGATTAGCTTTAAATATTTCAATAGCTTGTTCTTTTTTAGTCTTACTTTCGTTAGCTTTAACTACTTTTTTTGCTTCGCTTTTTTCAATATTATCAAACTTGATTTTTTTAGCTTGATTAATAAAGTAATTAGCTAACAATTCAGCTTTTAAAATAGATTCTTTACTAATTACATCGTATTCAGTACCATGAATAATACTATCTAAAGTATTTAATAATAAAGCAAATCTAGGTATGTAAGATTTTAATTTAGGATACATACTTTTAAAATACTCAGTTTCGTTATCTGAATTTTGATAACCAGTTATAGTATTATAAATTCTACTCCATTCATTTTTAGCATCATTATCAAACCTTGCTATATGACTTACAATTTCATTATCTTCATTGTAAACTATTAATGCAGTTTTAACAGTTTGATAAAAATCTACTATAAAATCATTATACCAAGTAATAATATTTTCTTGCATTTCTCTATCATTGTATAACTCAATTTCTAATTCAGGAAATACAAGTAATATCCTATCAATAAAACCGTTATCTTTATTTTCTTCTGTAAAGAATTGTGTTAAAATACTAGGTTGAATACCTCCTAAAATTGGAATTATAGGACTTTCAACAAATGAACTTTTTGCAGTTTTTCTGTTTACAGATACGCCTTGATTACTCCATGAACTTAGCCAAAATTCTAAATCAGAACCTTGTCTATATTTATTCATATCCTTAAAGAAGCCAGCTAACTCATCCTTAAATACTCCGATTGAATTTTTATTTTCTTCATGTAATTCAACCAATGCCTCCAAAGTAACATCATTAACAATAAATTGTGTTTTTTTAGGCTCTTTAATAATCTCTGATGTTTCTTTTTCTTTTTTATCTAGTTTCTCATAATGTTCATATTTTTCACGCTCTTTAATGTAGTTTTTTATTTCTTTATTATTTATTTTCTTTAATGGGAAAATAATATTATTAATACTTGGTGTTTTACCTAGTCCAGCTTTACCAACACAAGAAACCCAAACTGTTGCATTTTCTAACCACCCTTTTTTTACTTCAATTTTTATTGCATTACCAACAATAACTGATAATAGCCATAAAAAACTAGCACCCATAAAATCTACACTAGAATCTAAAGTTTTATTACACTCTAAAATGTAGTTTTGTATTTCTGTAGGGTAAATTTCAATAGGGAAATCTATTTTTTCTAAAATAGGCTTTTCTATTTTTTCTTCTAACTCAATAGGTTTTATAATATTTCTACTACCAAAACCTTTACTATAAATATCACTTGCTGAAGCTGAAAAATCCCCATTATGATATTTATAAGTGTAACAAGCAAAAGGACTTAAAAGCTTTTCGTTTGGGTATATTGTGCCTGTGCTAAATAGATACATACAACCATTTGAAAATATTGAACCTGATTTATCAGAAGTAGCACCGTAACGCCTTATAACTGTTTGATTAGATAAATGCTTTATTATTTCAAAGTCACTCCCGATTATATCCCAAATATCAGTTTTAGCATTATAATCATCCCAAGGAGTTACTTTATTTTGCTCTATTTTATACTCTTTAATAGCTTTCTTTTGCTCATTAGGTATATTCGTAGGCTCAATATAATTAAAGTATTTAGAGCAATTAATTATAGCATCTCTATCTAATTCAGAAATCTCTTTGATATTATGATATGCTAATTCACTTACTTGGTCTTCATAAACAACTACATAACCACCTACTCCACGAGTTTCAATAATAGCTTCTTTGTAGTCTTTTAATTTAGCTATCTTTACATTTCCACCTATTTTTTTGCATCTGTAAAGTATATGATAACCTCCTGAAAGTGTTTTATAAATAACTACTTTTTTATCAAAATCTAGTATTGATTCTCTTAAAAATGTAGTGTATTCATTCCAAAAATCTTGTTGTAATTTAAGACTTGGTAACACTTTTAAGTCAATATCAATAACCTCAACATCAAAAAAACCTGTTGCAATACCTATCTTGGTAGTTGCTTGTATTTCTTTTGTATTACCTTCACTATCAGTATAAGAACTATTTTTTATATTATAGTTTTTCTCAAACTGTTCTTTTGATATTTTACTAGTTTGGTATTGTTTCCAGCTTGTATTTGGTCTTTTATTTTCTCCAACAGTTATTAAAGAGAAACCAATATCAAGTAATTTATTGCAGTAACTTAAAGTAATCATATTTTATAAATTCATAATAAAACAAAAAACCGAATACGTCAGACCCGCCAGTCTTCAGTAATTCGGTTTTGTAGGTTTAAGATTTTTAAACCTTAATTTCTTATAGATAAATGGCGGTTTATCTTTTTTGTTACACAAATATAGTAATATTTATTTTACATTCAAATTATTACTATAAAAGTATTTAGTAAAATAATTAGTAAAATAGTAAAACAATAAAGTAAAACAAAATAACACGTAACTTATTGATATTCTGTAAAAACAGTAAAAATTTTACCATTTTACTAAAAATTATTTTTTTTATTTTTTTAGTATTTATTTTTTAATACCTATTAGTAAAATCATTTTACTTTTTACTATTTTACTTTTATTAATAATCCAAAATACTATCATTTTGGCTTATTGTGGTTGGGTTGATTAGGGTTGACATTAGAATTGAATTTGTAATACGCTGTTTTTTTCTTCAATACAAGATTTATGATTCTTAGCATTTAAAGTGAAGTAGCTTTCTTTTAATTCAATAGATATTGATTTTCTATTCATTTTTAAAGCACAAAAACCCTCACTACCAATACCACCGAACGGACTTAAAACGGTTTCACCCTCATTTGAATATAAATGCAATATTCTTTCAATTGTATCTAATTGCAAAGGACAAATATGTTTTTCATCATTTCCGTCACGTCCTGAACGATATTGCAAAGTACGTGAGTAATCAATATCATACCATACAGGACTTGCGTATTTTTGCCATAAATCAACTGGTAAATAGTCTTTTTTACTTGGGTCTGTATCTTGGTGAGTAATTGGTATTTCGTTATCACCTTCATTTCTAAAAAACAAAATATAATCAGGAATACCTACCCTAGTCATAGAGCTATCTTTTTTAATAGTTTTATGAAGTAATCCTAATGCTTTAGTACGTTGCATTTCAGTTACAGGATTTTTCCATATTGTTGTACGTGAGTGGTAAATAAAACCGTTTTCTTGAAACCAATCAATTAACATACCTGAAAAGTCACGTAAACCAATATATCCTTCTTTCCCTTTTTGAATTGGTAAATCCATGCAATGAATAGCACAAATACGACCGCTTTTTAATACACGTTTCAACTCAGGAATAAGATATTTAAAATGCTCTTCAAATTGCTTGTAATCGCTAACATTCCCCATATCTTCTTCTTTATCTGAATAAACATATAATTCAGCAAAAGGTGGACTAAAAACAACTATATCTGCAATATTATCAGCTAGTTTTTTAGTTTCTTGAACGCAATCACCATTGATCAAATGATAATTGTTAGTTTTAATTTCTTTATTCACAACTTTAAATTTAGATTTTGAACTTTTATAATTTGCTTCACTTGAATATTTAGCCATTTCTTGAATCATTTCAATATGCCTTTGATGTTTTTCAATAATAGATTGTCTAACATTTAATTGGCTTTTTGGAATCAAAATATGAATAAATACTTTTTCTTTTTGTCCGAAACGATAACAACGTCTTACGGCTTGATAAAAAGCTTCAAACTTGAAATCATAAGACATAAATACCATTTGATTACATTGTTGGTAATTCATACCAAATGAAGCAATTGATGTTTTGGTAACCAAAGTATTAAAGTCTTTTTTAGCAAATCCATTTAAATGTTTCGCTTTATATTCAGGACTATCAGAACCTTGTACATTTATTGCATTATTAAGCAATTTTACAATAGTATCAGTTTCATTATTTTTAAGACCCCAAACAATCCATTGCTTATCATTTGAATTAACTAATTCAACAGTTTTTTGAATACGTGCATCAAAAGAACGGTTTAAATCTTTATGTAAATCAGTTGCAGAAATTGCCACATCGCCAAAAAGATTATCGGTATTATTTTCAACTTCAATAAAATGTTCTATAAATTCAATTTCAGGTAAATCATAACCTTTTACATCAAATCCCAATGTTTTAGGATTATCACAAGCCATTGACCACGTACATACATATTTCCAAAATGAATCTTTAGCGTGTTTTCTTAATCTCCATTTACTTGTTTCACCGCCATCATGCACAAAGTACATTGCTAACATTTCAAGATAAGACATAGCACCTAAAAACTCAGAATGCTGACCTAATTCCATGTGGTCGTTTGGTGAAGGTGTAGCCGTACATGCTAATTTGTAAGGCGTATATTTAAAAGTTTCAATAATTAAATTTGATAACTTACCGTCACGCCCTTTTAAAATTGAACTTTCATCTAATACAACTCCTGAATATTGATTGATATTTTCAATATTTTTTAACTGGTCGTAATTAGTAATATCAAAGCAATCTAATGAAATACCAAACTTAACAGATTCTAATTTAGTTTGTTCAACTACTGCTAATGGTGCTAATATTAACACTTTTTTATTTGTGTGATTATAAACCGCTTCACTCCATGAAAGTTGCATCAATGTTTTACCTAATCCACAATCAAAAAACAATGCAAACTTGCCTTTAAATAAAGCTGTTTTTACTGCAAACTTTTGAAAGTCAAACAAATTAGTATTTAACTCATTTTCATTAATATCGAAACCACTTTCAATAAATGTTTTCTTTTTTGATTCTAAAAACTCTGAATATTCCATATTACAAATCAATTTCTAAAACTTTGCACAATTTTTTTAACAATTCCAAACTTGGTGTAGTTTTTAAGCTTTCAAAGTTTGAAATACTTTTATCACTACACCCAACTAAATCGGCTAATTCCTTCTGATTTAAGCCTTTTTGCTTACGTTTAAAGTGCAATTGTGATATTGCACTTTGTATTAGGTTATCTACTTTACTCATTTTAATTTTTCAGTTACTTTAGTTGCTAAATTATTATATTCTTTACCTTCATTTTCTGCCATTAACATTATAGCATCTTGAATTTGTGTTGGTAAATCATTACTAAATTTACCTATTAATTGATACAATAGATTTTGCTTAGATAAAGCATTTTCTCTTTTAATCAACAATTCTATTTCTTTCATACTACTAATTTTTAATTATTAATTCTAATTTAGTTTTACAGTACA